ACCTTTCCCAACCTACATCGACTCTACGAAATTTTCGTAGTCTGTAACCTCGTTCCTAGTGTTACAGTTTTTAGGAGCAATATGCGTGTCCTCGAATGGCAACAGTCATCCTATGCTAATACTTAACCCACTTCCATTTTTCAGGATACTCGGATTTACCGAGGGGGGTGTCTCAACATGTTACGTGTGCAAGCGTTCGTTACTTGCTTTTTCCACAGTGGTATTACAAACTGGCCCACCAACCTTGTGTGTTGCTTATTTTAAATTTTTTTGGAGAGATTCTTTAAGTGCCTGTGAACCGCCTATGCGACAGTTAATTATGCCATTATAATATTCGTCAGTGAGTAATACTTCTCTGTCGAATTGTTCTTTTGCCTCTAGATAACTTAGTTCTGCCTTAGATGTACAATAATATAATATTTCTCTAGTAAATTTATCTGTGCCTAATACGTTGACATCTTCATTAAGGTAGTCACTGCTACCCCAATAGTCGCGCCAATCGCTTTCTACTGTTGTTCGTCTTTTACGAGTTTTGCCTTTGAGTGGGGGCCTAGTTTTTTTAAATTGTGTTAGTTTTTTGCCTATGTATTTCTTATCATTCGTGAGATTAGTAATGAGATAAACGAAACCGATCACCCCTTCTGGTATACTATCTACTGGTTTTCCTTGATAAGTCCATTCCATGAAGTGCTTTTATTTATATCCGTATTTAATAAATGGTGCTTAAATGTATTCATTTTTTAATATTTCGTAAGTTTGTTTCCAACCATAATCAATTTGATAAAATTTTTCTGAAATACTACTGATAGAATAATCATTTCCTCCTGGAAAACATTTGTCGCCAAAGTATATAATATCGCCTGTTATGTGTGCCTTGATTTGTGATTTGTCGTGTCCTGCCTTAAAAATATCTATGCCTGTTTCGCCGCCTATAACTGCCTGTGATTTTGGAAACATTAAATTAAATTGTGTTGCCATCGTATCTCTGACATTGTGTTCGATATCCCATCGAACAAAACGTTTTCTTTGTTCAAGATTACAATTTCTACCAACGATACTTACATTTGCTGTGCCTATGCGTTCTTCAATATGATTGCCTGTGGGTTCTGGATAATTTATATTGTCTAATGCCTGTTCTAAAAATGCGTATTCTGCCGATGTTAATGCCCAAGGAGACCTGTATATTTCTTTTCCGCCGCTGTAAATTAAATTGCCACTACAATGAAATGCCTTTGAAAATTTATTTGTTAAAGATGTGCCTAGTTGTTCTACTGTTTTTTGCCTATCAGAGCCTGTACACAAGTAACAGGTATGCATCCCTGTAAACTTCTGCATAAAGTTTAAAAATTCTTTATCGATTTGTTGTCGTGTATCTGTTAATGTTCCATCAACATCAAAGACAAAATTCATATTAAATTAATCATCCTCTAATTTATTATTATTATACATTTTTGCCCAAATGTCAAGTGGAATTGTTCCACTATCTCGCAAAGATGTTCTTTTTGTGTCTGTTATTTCTATATCATCCCAATCAATATTAATATCATAAATATCGGAACTACTAATATCAATCGTGTCCACTGTGTATTCATCATGAATATAATCATCAACGGTTGATATTGTTATTGTATTAGTGTTTGTCATTTTATTTTCCTATGATTTTAATCCAATAATCCACTGGAATTTTATTTCTTAATTGTTTTTCTTCGTCGCTTGCGTATTTTTCATTGCAAAAATGACAATTATCTTTTTTATTAAATCTTAAAATTTCACGTGCATCTGGACAATAATGGTCCCACCATTGATATGTTGCTTCTTTTTTATCTGTCATTACCAAAAAGTTTATACCATATATCAGGTGGTATTTTTCCTTTTACTAATAGATGAATAGGATGGTCTCTCATTACTCGTGTATTGACAGTTTTTCCACCATCAGGACTTTCCATAATCAATCCGCCCTGAAGATTTTCTTCGCGAAACCTTCTAAGAACATAATCATCATAACTTTCTTGTTTATCCATCCACATACTCTGTGTCTGTACTAAAACTTGTGAAACCATTTTCTTTTGTTACTTGAAGAATGGTGTTAACACGACTCACGAGTTCATCTCTGTGCGAAATAAGGAAAATATTTTTACCTCTGTCACGTTCCATTTTCTTTAGAACACCAAGCGCACCATCAACACCATTGGTGTCCATGCCACTATCAACAAGTTCATCGATAGCAATAAAGTTGATAGGTGTATTCAAACTTTCAAACACGTCACGGAAACTCCAACTCAATCCAAGGATAAGACGATTTCGTTCACCACGAGAAAGATTATCAAAGTCTAGTTCGCGTCCCAGTTCAGTAATTTCTACTGACAAATCAGATTGGAAACTAACATCGTGTGGCAATCCAAGTTTTGTCAAATAGTATGCAAGTCTGCTATTCAAATACTGTAGGTTTTGTTCGATGATACGTTTGCGAATAAAACTATCCTTGTTTGTTAGAAGTTTTAAAAGAAAATCTTGATGGTCTTTTAAACGAACCAAATAGTTCATTTGCTCCCAATCAATTTCTTTTAGAGCAGTTTCTTTCAAACTATCAATTTGTTCTTGGTAGGTATCTTCTTCTTTGATTTTGTTTTCATGTTCTTTGCGCAAACTTTCTACCTGACTGTGATGTTCAAATGCTTCTTTTTCAGTACTGTAAAGTGTTACTGGCATAGTTCCGAGTTCACCAATACTGTTGATTACTTCACGATGCTCTTGCTCTTGTGTTCCATTAGCAAGGATTTGCATGTTTGCTTCTTGCTTTTGGTCATGCTTGTTTTTAAGAATTTCTTCTTGTTTACTATCATGCATATCCTGACCACAAGCATAGCACTTGTGCTCTTCTAGTAGAGAAATTTCTTTTTCAAGTTTTTCAACAAGTTTTTCTTGTTTGATATTATCTCTTTCGATACTCGAAATCCACTTATTGGCATCATCTAGTTGTTTTTTCTTTTCTAGATATTCTGCTAGTTTTTTATGGTTTTCCAACTCTTCTTCGATGTCGATTTTTTCCAGAACATTTATCGCATTTTCGAGTTCTTCAATCGTAGATTTCTTTTTATCTTTCCAAAGTCTTTGTCTACGCTCAAGATCACTGATACTTTTTTCGATTGTCCGATTAGATTCTTCAATTGCTTTAATACGATATTCTTCTTCTTTAATTTCATCTTTGGTATTTTTTTGTAACTCTTTTAACAATTCTGCCTTTTCACTGAGCATGGTAATGCCAAGCAGTTGCTCAATAATAGCACGTTGGTCATTTGCTCTCATACTGAGAAAAGGTTCAGTGTATGTGTTTAGTGCCAGAATATGCTTGAACATATCATGACTCATTCCAAACAGTTTTTCTACAACTGCCTGTGTTTGGCGATTTTCGCCTTGTGCTTCGTTGTTATCTTCATTATTGACGTTTTGTTCGTTAACTAAGAAACGAAACACATTTGGTTTTCTGCCACGCTCAATACGGTAGCTAACACCATCCTTTTCAAAGTCTAGTGTTACTAACATACCCTTACCGTTTGTTTTATTGATAAGGTTATCCTTGCGGATATTTGTTAGTGCGCTACCGTACATCGCATAACTGAGTGCGTTAATGATAGTGGTCTTGCCAGTACCGTTTCGAGAACCGTCACCTCCTAAATCAATGTTGTTGCCTAAGACAAGAGTCAATCCATTATCTGAGAAACGCACTGCTTGGGTAACATTACCCACGCTCATGAAGTTCTTTATTGTAATATCTTTAATAATAATCATAGTGAGTTATAGATGTCCACAAGTAGTTTTTTATCAATCATTTCGCTGTCAACCGCATTTAGACTATTATACACGATTTGGTCTACATTTTCAACCTCTATATCGTCTATAGTTTTCCAATCTTGGGCATGTTCTTCCTTTTTATTGGGAATAAGTGTGATGTCTCTGAGTTTATATTGTTCAGCAAATGTTTCTTTGATAAAACTTGCTTCTTCATATGTGATGTTTACATCTAGTACAGCACGACAATATGTTTTGTCATTTAAAATCGTGTC